CCGCGAGGCGTTGGAGGACATGCGCCTGATGTTCAACGAGGCGGGCGGGATCATCGGCCAGCTGGACAATTACGGTCTGCCGCATAGCCACAGCCGTCGCGCCGTGACCAAGGCGGGTTTCGATCAATGGTTCCAAGACATTGCGCCCAACCTCAAATGGTCCCAGATCGAGGATCACATGACGGGCAAGCCTTTCCAGCCAGAGGGCGCACCACCCCCGAGCATGGAGACGCAGCAGCGCTTTCTGCGCGAAATCTACGACAACCTGAAATTCGGGAAGGAAAGCCAAGCCGCGATCTATGGCCGTCCGACCGGATCAGCGCTCTATAAGCGCCGTGCGGAAAGCCGTAGCCTGCATTTCAACTCGGCTGACCAGTGGATTGATTACAACAAGAAATACGGTTCGGGAGATCCGTTCAAAAGCCTGATGGGCCACGTCCACAAAATGAGCCGTGACATCGTTGCAATGCGTGAGTTTGGCCCAAACCCCGGCATGGGTATCGAATACCAAGAGCAGCTGGCAATGAAGCGTGCCCGCCAAGAAGGTCTGGATGCTGATAAGGTGGCGGGCAACGGCAAGTTCGCGCGGCGCATGTTCCGTGTGGAGAGCGGCGGCGGGCAGGCAGAGACGCTTTGGCAGGACTATGTGTCGACGTTCCTGTCCTCGACCCGCCACGTCCTGACATCGGCGTTCCTCGATCGGGCTATCATCGCTTCCCTGTCAGATACGAACACGGTGCGCCTTGCGGCTCAGCAGATGGGCATGAACCCCGGCAATGTCCTGTCCCGCCACGTCAAGATGATGTCGGACAGTATGACCAAGGATGACGCCCTACGCGCCGGATGGGTGGCCGATACGCTGGCAGACCCCGGCATCGCGCTTGCACGGTTCCAGAGCGAGGTTCCCCCAGGAGAGATAGCGGAGCGCCTGTCCAGCGCCTCGATGCGTATTCAGGGCCTTTCCGGTTGGACTGATGCGGGGCGTATCGCCTTCCAGATGGAGATGGCTGGCCTGATGGCTGCTAACGCCGGCCGCACGCTGTCTGATGTCGACGCCCCCTTGCAAAAAGCGCTTCGGGATGTCGGGGTGACAGATGACGATTGGGCGCAGTTCACTCGGGCAGAGCATATGTTTACCGCGGGCAACGGCGCGACCTTCGCCAGCCCGATCTACTGGCGCGAGGCGACTGACCTCCCCTACGATCAGGCGGAAGATATTTTCTTCAAGATCCAAGGCATGATCGAAGAGCAAACCGAGTTCGCCGTTCCTACGCAAAGCCTTTTGGCGCGGGGCATGGTTGATCCTTCGGCGTATGACATCCCCCCGGGCACGCTGCCTTATGAGATCGTCAAATCGGGGCTGATGTTCAAATCGTTTGCGATGACCTTCACCGTGAACCAATGGCGGCGCACGATGGCGCAGCCTTCCTTGGCCGGTAAGATTGGATATGCGGCCAACCTCGTTGGCGGGGCTACCGCCTTGGGCGCAGTATCCCTGCAGCTGGCAGAGATCATCAAGGGCAATGACCCCCAAGATATGACAGATGGCATGTTCTGGGCGCGCGCAGGGCTCAAGGGCGGTGGTTTCGCTGTTGTCGGGGATATTGTCTCTGCGGGGCAATCCTCTTGGGGCGGGGGCTTCGGCTCATACGTGGCCGGCCCTATGCCGCAGGTCGCGCAGGACGCTTGGAACCTCACGATAAAGAACGCATGGCAGTTTGCTATGGGCGCAGACACCAATCTGCCCAAAGAGCTATCGACGGCGATCAAGCGATATACGCCGATGGCGCAGACACCAGCTATTGGGCCAGCGTTCGACCGGCTGGTAGCCGACCAGTTGCACAGCTTCCTTGACCCTGACGCCGAGCGGGACTTCCGCAAGAAGGCCACGGCCCAGAAGAACGCCTATTCGAATGGCAGCTGGTGGATGCCGGGTAGTCCGCTCCCAGATCGAGCGCCAAACCTGATGAACGCCTTGGGCAGATAGTGCATTGGGCGATTGCCGCGCATCGGTGATCGTCCACCCGCACACCAAGAGGTTTCCAGATGCCAGAACTGAACGAGATTATCGAGATCGACCCCGCCGACGTGTCGGATGACGACTTCCTGTTGATCTTCGACAATTCCGCACCTGGCAGCAAATCCCGCAAAGTCACCCGCGAGCACCTGTTCAAGGACATCGCGCGCGAGGGAGGCAATCACAACTTTGGCGACGTAGAGATCGATGATCTCACCGCCCAAGAAGCGACGATGGTTAATGCGAATATCACCGGCGGTCTGAAATTCGATACATACGCCAACCTCAAAAAGATGTTCCGCCGCGCGGTGGCGCTGACGGTTTCCGATATTGGGGCAGGGGCCGGTCAGACACTTTCCACGACCGTAACCGGCGTTGCACTTGGGGATCACCTGAACTTCTCGTTCAATCAGGCGCTGCCGGATGGGCTGACAGTGCAAGCATATATTTCTGCTGCAAATCTCGTTTCGATCCGCCTGTTTAACACCAGCGCCAGCACAATTTCGGGCGGCACGTATACCGCCTACCTCAACGCGATGCGCTTCGAATAAACCTGCCGTGCATTTGGTCGCGGGGATACCTGCGCCAATTCTCCCGCATGGCAACAGTACCTAAATCAGATCGTACTACGATTATCACGCTGGCCTCTGCGACCGCGGGCCCGTTTGATCTTACGTTCCGTCTATTCGATGACGACAGGCTTGCCGTGTTCGTGAACGATATTGCACGGACAGATTTCACCATCAGCTCGAACTACGTCGACGGCTTCGACGACAACGCAACGATCAGCTTTGACGCCGATCTGGCCGTCTCTGATGTCGTTCGTGTTCACAGCGACATGACGGCAGCGCGGGGCTCGGACTATCAGAACGGCCCTGGTATAACCGAAAAGCTCAATATCGAGCTGGCGCGCGTCTGGGCGGTGCTGTCCGATCTCAAGCGTGATGCGGGCAGAAGTTTTCGCGTGTTCGAAAAAATTTCACCGATTTCTTTAGTTCCTAACCGAACGGTTGTGACGAATGTAGAGGGTGATGGCTTCTTGTTTGGGCCTACTGTCGATGAAGTTAAGAACGCTCAAACGTTCGCAATCGTAGCCACTGAACAGGCAAAAATTGCTACAGATCAGGCCGAGAATGCGGCTACGGCGGCCGCCGACGATACTATGCTATTTCTGGTCAGCGAAGATGAAATTAGCGCAACATTTGTAACTGCTTCACGAGCAATCGTCACGGACCCTGGGCCCGGCCCATATCCCACAATTTCAATCGAGGTAATCTAATATGGCAACCCAAATTACAGTCTTGAAGCCTGAAGCAATAGATCAGATCAGCGCCGACTTGCAGGCATCAGTTCAGGTGCAAGTGGATCAAGTCTCCGGAGACGCCGAGCAAACGGCGCTGGATCGCCTGGCGGCTGCTGAATCTGCCGATGCGGCAGAGTTAGCCAGCATTAAAAATATCACCACATCAAACCCAACAACGCAGAGCCAGCTAACCAACGTCAAACTTGTGCCGTTTCGCCTGTACTCCGAAACCGTGATAAATAGGCTTTCAATTGATGTGATCGTAGCCGACACCGCCGCCAAGTTGGCCGAGGTGGGTATTTATAATTCGGCCCGTGAGCTTTTGGTCCGGTCTGGCCCGCGAGAGTTGACCCCTGCTGGCGAAATGATCGTGGCCGTGCCTGAGACGAACCTTCCGGCTGGTAAATATTACGTTGGCGTAACTACCGACAGCACTATTGGTCGGGTAGGCGTAAATGAATACGGTGGGGGCGAAGTTGCTACCGCTGCGTTCCCTTTGCCGAACCCTCCAGCCAGCCCCACACTGAGCGCCGCTGCGCCTTCGGTCACCATCAGGCAAAAATACCTCCCGCCTCTTCAGGGGCTTTTTGAGATCGAAACCGGGCGCACTGTGCGCGTTTATGGTCAAGATGCGTCAAACCGCCAGCCGTGGGGGCTTAACACCTCAACATTTAATATGGCGATGAGCATTGATTCTGGACATACCTTTATTGACAAGATGACAGTCCCGCCAGGAGCCCTTACCACTGGTGCGGGGATTGCAGACGTTATCGTTGAGGGTGGAAAGCTTTACGTTCTCTGCAACAACTTAGACCTACACGAAAGCAGTGACCTTTCCGCCACCGCAACGTGGACAGACATATCCTGCCCTGTCTCTGCGGGGCTGCGCAGCGGGAATGCTACCGCAAGGCCATACGGTTTAGGGGTTGTTGGCGGCCATATCTTTATCGGTGAATATACCTCTGGGGCAGAGGTTCGAACCACAGGGATGTCACCCGGCCCCGACCCTGTTCGAGGGCCGCGCATTTTCCGGTTTGATCTCACAGCAAGGACGTGGGCACTGTCGGCGGAGTTCCTAAGCGCACGGCACATCCACTCTTTCCATAATCAGGGTTCAGTCGCGTTGTTCGCCTCGCTCGGAGATGCGGGATGGGGTGACCAAATCGGGTTGCAGCGTTTAACACCTTCTGGGATCGGAGCAGGCCCAGGAGGCACAGATAGTTGGCTACAATGGACAACTCCCGTTGCCCCTCGGACCAACCATTATCCAGTCGATTTCCTGTTGGTCCCGGCGGCTGAATTTAATGGTGAAAGTCAGAACGATGCAAAGTTCATCCTGACTAGCGACAGGCCAGAGTATCACTTATTGGAGGCAGCACGTAATAACACTGTTGCTGGTAGTGTGAATATGGGGGTTCAAACCTATCAGCCGCCCGGGCGTCCAGCGACGGAAACTGTGCGCAGCCTTGTGATGGACACGGATACGGGTAATCTTTTTTATTGGACCGCGGAGACGACCGAGCCGGCGTTGTTCATGTCACCGCCACCCTATACGCAAACCGTCAAGCTGTATGACTTTGCACCGGGGGAGGCGAACGTGCTTCTGCGTTCAGTTTACGTGAACGGATATGTGATGATGTTCAACTCTCGCTTCCGCGTAGAAAAGTTCGTCGGCCAATAGCAGAGTAACGAACTGACCGAGGATCAACCGGCATGTCCCATAAGCTGGTTGATCCAACCAGACAGGTAAAAGTAGGCTAGGCAGATCAGGATAAAACCGAAGTAAGTAAAGAAATTCCTTTTGTAGTATGGGGCCAAAAGTACAATCGGAACCCACAGAAACTGCATCAGCCTGTTGCTGACCCCGCCCACTCCTGCGGTCAGCCAGTAAACCAAAAAGCCGCCAATCACAGTATAAAACGCCAAATCCATAGCCGCACTGCGCCATGAGCGTAAGCCGGGTATAGCCAAAGCAAGCCCTGCGACCATTACAAGGGTGGTTAGTCTAAGGCCACTCCCACCCTCACTATCTTCTAGGGTTGCAAGCGCTCTTTCACTTTCAATTGGAATGAAAGCGAAAATCGCTTTGGAAGGGGCTACACCCACTGATACTAAGGCTTGTGTGAAAAGAACCACACCGATTGCCAGAACAAACTTTTCTGCAAATAGCCATCGCAAACCAATCCCGATTGGAACGACTGCACCCTGTATATGGACCATCGGGGCGGCGACCATAGAGGCTAAAGCGGGTGTTTTTCTCCCGCTTGAATAAAGATGGATCGCTAGAATAAGCAGCAAACTTGCGACAGCCGCGCGTAGCTGCACAACATCATGCAGCATCCAAAATATACTCACATACGCGAAAAGCGACATTAGGCTATACGATGTGATCCGGCCAATCAGCCAGAGTTTAAGCGCTAGAGCAACACCCGCTATTATCAAGAATGCTGCCTCGGTGTCGGTGAAGTCACGCACGATTGCTAAGGCTTGGTAATATAAGAAGCTGTGACCCATCGCATCCTCAAACCCAGATTTTGAAAATGGGTCCGATAGGACGAGGTGGAACGAATAGTTCCAATCATCCGGCGAAACGCCCCAAGGCCGGGACACGGTTGCGATCACCCATAGCGCCGACAGCAGAAAGAAAGCAGCTTTCCGGATTGCTGGGTTGAACTTCATAGCGTCCGATAGGAAGGCAAAAAAGAACGTCATGATTTCCAGCGGTAGTACAACGTAGTTAAGGTATGCCATCAAAGAACGCCTGTTTTCATTCTAACCATTCGTGTTCTGCTCCCTGTAGCATGATCGGCAATCAACAATAAAATATCTTTATAAGATTTCGTGCATTTGTTGCGACTGACGAGCGCCCCACAAACGGGGCATGATTACCAAATCGAAATACATTCACTTAGCTTCGGGCTCCGCTTGATGAACGGCTTTGACCTTCCGAGCTTCCTAGAGGCCTATGGCCTGCCCGGTCTGATTATTGTCGGGCTGGCTATAGTCGTGAAGGCGTTGTGGGCGCGGCTTAACGAGCAAGTCGACGCCCGCTTTGACGATCATAAAGCGCACACCTCCCAGATGGCCGACAACACCAAAACGCTGGATGCTGCGCTGCGATACATCGAAGGGAAAGGCCGTGATTAAGAATTTGTTCAAGGCTTTTAAACTCGCTTCCAATGCGATCAAAAATTTCAAGTCTCCCCAGAACGCCTTCAAGGCTTTGAAATCACCCAAGCGCCCGACCCGAGAACAGGTTGACGCAGTACAGGCCCGCGAGGTTGCCGAGGCATCCAGACAGCGCCTTGCCAATGCCATCGAAGAACGCACCGGACAGGTCAACAGTCTGGTGATCGGAGTTTTACCAAAGCGAGGCCAAGAGCAATGACGATCCTTATTTTTATTCATAGTGCCTTGGCCGTTGCTGCGGTGGCGCTGATGCTGTTGGTGACTATCGGCTTTGCGCCGCACCTACGGTTTCGCGGGCATGACGCCAATAGCCTTATGAGCGCCTTTGTCGCGCTGACCAGCGGGCTTGTCTGGGTGCGCCTTCTCTGGTGGTCGATCCTGCGGCCGTTGCTTGGCAGCGCGGGCATCATGAACCCCGGCGTATTCACCTTGTCAGGCCAGACCGTCAACGCAGTCTTTGCCTTTTGGTCCGTCGTCGCAGCTCTGGCTGCGCTCGGGGCGCTGCATCGCAGCCTGCCGTTGGCTCAACAGAAACACTACAACTGGCTTACCGCGCCATTCTTCCCGCGCCGTGGGCCCTGCCTTTGGAGGGTATGAAGATGGGAAACCTGAGCAAGAACTTTAGCCTGCACGAATTTCGCTGCAACTGTCACTGGAAGGCACCGCACCTGCCACGGTGCGAACAGATCCCGCCGCCGAAAGAGCTGGTCGATGCTCTTCAGGATGTACGGGATCACTTCGGGAAGCCGGTGACGGTCCATTCCGGCCATCGCTGCCCGCCGTATAACGCCTATGTTGGTGGAGCATCTGCATCGCAACACATGAAGGCCACCGCGGGGGATTTCACCGTCGAGGGTGTATCGCCCAACACGGTCCAGGAATACCTGCTCAAGCGGTATGCCGACACCAAGGGCATCGGCCGGTACAACACCTTCACCCACATCGATGTGCGTAAGGGTAAGGCTCGTTGGGATTACCGCCGATGATCTGGCTGGCCCTCACACTGGCCGCTCTGGCTACCCTGTTGATCTGGTGGCTGACATGATGACCAAGGCAACGCTTATCGCTCTGTGCGCCGCGCTGCTGGCGTGTCTCGGGCTGGCAGGGGCCTTGTGGTGGCAGTCAGGCACCGTCGATGGCCTGACCGTAGAGAACGCCCGCCTGAGCCGGTCCCTCACAGCCCTGACCGAACAGGCGGAACAATCGGCCCTGGCGCGTGAGGTGGAGCGTGCCCGTGCCGACCGCTTCGCCGCCCGCAACGCCACCCTTACCGAAGCCGTTGAACAGATCCTGATAGGAGGGATACCCGATGCGATGCTTGATCCTGATCTTGCCGCTCTCATTAATGGGCTGCGAACCGAAGATTGAATACGTCCCGATCAAACCGGACATACCGTCAGAAACCCTGACCCCGTGCCCCATCAGCAAGCGCAAGGTCCAGACGGTTAACGAGCTGGCCGCGTTGGCGACTGAGCACCTTCTGTCAGCCGAATGCGCCAATGGTAAGATCGAGGTCATCGCCAAGGTTCTCGGCCCACAATAAGCAAAGCCCCGACCGTTTCTGGCCGGGGCTTTTTGGTGTCTATCGAGGGGCTGTAGTGGTCGGGGTTACAGGTCGGAGTGTATCTTATACACGCAAACGGGGCAGTCCACAGACACGAAACTTCCATCACGTTGATCATGCGTCACAACGCCCTCTGACCGAGCGAATTCCACCTCTGTTTTGCAGTTGGCGCAAGTGCCGATATGTCGGGCGTCTTCGGGTTTTGTTCCGCGTTTGATTATTTCCATATTATGTCTCCTAATCACCATCGTATTTGGCTGCATCGAGGGGGTGTTACACGGGGCGTTCGCTTTTTATGACGAACGCCCCTTTGTTTTTAAAAGACAATCGTATGATTTAGGTTCTGGCGCCTATGGCGTGGGGGTTCGAGTCCCTTCACCCGCACCACTTCAACTTATTGATAACAAACAATACCCTTGCAAATAAGGCTGGAAGTCCGTTCAACGGTTACAGTTTTGGTTACAAACGGGTTTACCATGGCTGGCAAGATCAGGCATCTCATCAATCGATCCGGGCGGTATCACGCCCGCCTTGTTGTCCCTAAAGATCTTCGCGGTATTGTCGGCAAGACCGAGCTTCGCAGGGCACTAGGGGCAGACTACAGGCAGGCCCTCAAGCTCTTACCCGGGGCCGTGGCGCAGCTACAGCACCAGATCGCGCTGGCTGAGCGCGAAGAGTCGCAAGGAAGGCAGAAGCCAGCCCAAGCCCGGTATCCTCTGGCACCAGACCAAATCGCTCTCAGCCACTACCATCAGCGTTTGGCGTTCGACGACCTTCTGCGAAATGATTCACGATACGCTAACACCGGCATTGATGATCTTTACGTTTATCAACTGCGCCAAGCAGTAGCAGGCCGCTGTAGTGATGATGAGCTGCAGTCGGTCATCGGTGATCAGCTCGAAAGATTCAGGGCAGCTGGGAATATCGATGCGGTGCATGGCAGCGATGAATGGCGGGTGATCGCTCGGGCCTTGTGCAGCGCAGAGCTAGAAGCGCTGGCACGTGTCGCTGAGCGTGATGAAGGTGACTATACCGGCACACCGACTGCACCGATACTTAAGGACGCCACCCAGGCTGAAAAGGCCCCTGCGCCGGTCAGCCTGACCGGCCTCTGGGCCGATTATTTGAACAGTCGGATGCAGGCCGGTTTCATGCGCGACAAAGGGCAGCGACATCGCCCAGTGATCGACAACCTGCGCAAATTTCTTAAACACAACGACGCTGGTCGCGTCACGAAAAAAGACGTGCTGGCTTGGCGAGACCACTTAATGAAATCGCTATCGCCAAAGACTGTTAACGACATCTACCTCTCTGCTCTGAAATCAGTGCTGGCATGGGCTGTAGAAAATGACCGCCTGCCCGAGAATGTAGCGGCAACGGTGCGACAGCCTAAACCGCGCAAAGTGTATGGCCGTGAACGTGGATACACCGATGACGAGGCCAAGAAGGTATTGAAGGCGTCACGCACGTATCAATCGACACCGGACGAATTTGGACGTGTGCGTGAATCTACGAAAATGGCGAACGTAAAGCGGTGGGTGCCGATCATCTGTGCGTTTACCGGTGCGCGGGTTTCTGAAATTATTCAGTTGCGGAAAGAGGACGTAACCAAGGTAGGCGAACATTGGGTCGCGCGGATCACGCCGGACGCTGGCACTGTCAAATCCGGCGGCTATCGTGACGTGCCGCTGCATGCTCAGATAGTTGCAGAGGGTTTTGTCAGATTCATTGAAGATGCTGACGAAGGTCCACTGTTCCACAATGCGACCAAGCCCGAAAAGTTCAGAGGCGCGGCTGTAATCGTCTCGAATAAGCTGTCAGACTGGTTGCGCAAAGGCGGGCTGGTGCCTGATGGCATTCAACCCAACCACGCATGGCGGCACAGGCTCAAAACGCAGTGCCGCGAACTGGGTATCTCCGATCGTGTAGCCGACGCTATTCAAGGCCACGCTGGAAGGACCGCTGCCGACCACTATGGTGATGTGACGATCAAGACCAAGGCCGATGCCATCGCTCGACTGCCGGACTACAACATTAAAATGTAATAATATAACATTTAGTGGATTCACAGCGATTCAGCGGTGTGGTATATAGATACCACCCTGTATGGAATGCTGAATGTCCTTTATCGACCGCCTATTTCGCAAGCACGAATCCAAAGCCCTGAGCCTGACTGATCCAGAGGCTTTTGGCCTTTTTGGTGCAACGCCAACCGCTACCGGCATTCATGTCAGCGGCAACTCAGCCTTGCGTGTTCCAGCTGTTGCTTGCGCCGTGGCGCTCATCTCTGAGACCATTGGTGCGATGCCTGCCAAGGTCCATCTGACTGACACGAGAGAAGCGGCGAAGGGGCAGGGCGCTTATCGCCTCGTGCATGATGAAGCGAACGAGTGGACCTCTGCAGGCCAACTGCGCGAACACCTGACCATCGACGCACTTTTGACCGGAAATGGCTATGCGCAGGTTGTCAGGCTGACCGATGGCGCGCCCTTCGAATTGCACCGGATTGATCCCTCCAGTGTGCGCACAGACTATGAGCCGGACGGTGAACCCTTTTATATCGTTCAGACTGATCAGGGGCCACGTCGCTACAGTTACCGCGACATCCTGCATATCCAGCCTTTCGGCGGCGTCTCACCGATCACCCTTGGCCGTGAAGCCATCGCACTCAGCCTTGCCTTCGAACAGCACGTCGCCAGCCTTTTTGCCAATGGCGCGCGCCCCTCTGGCATCATTAAAAGCGAAAAGATGCTGGACGTAGAGGCCAAGAAGAAGATCGCGGCGTCTTGGTTCAACACTCACGCAGGGCGCAACGCCGGTGGCACCGCCATCTTGGACGAGGGCATGAGCTATGATCAGCTTTCCATGACCCTTGCCGACGCGCAGTTTGCGGAAAACCGGCTTGAGCAAATCCGCGAGATCGCCCGCGTCTTTCGGGTGCCGCCTACAATGCTGTTTGAGCTGACACGCGGCACATGGTCCAACACAGAAGAGATGGCGCGCCAGTTCTATGCGATCACGCTAAAGCCTTGGCTGGTGAGTTGGGCATGGGCATACGCCCGTGTCCTGTTCACGCCAGAAGAGCGCGCCGCGTTCTATATCGAATTTGTCACCGATGATCTGCTGACCACCAACGCAACGGCGCGTGCCGGTGCCTATGGTCAGTATCGCAGCATGGGCGCGATAACGGCAAACGAGGTGCGCAGCGGTTTGAACCTTGCGCCGCTTGCCGATGGCAACAGCCTTGCCAACCCCTACACCACGTCCGGCGCATCTGCCCCGGCCCCAGAGGCTGACGCATCATGATCTCGCACCGCGCATTCTTTGCCACCGCTGAACACGACTTCACACTGACCGACGATATGATCACCGAATTGGAGCGCCTGACCGAAACCGGCATCGGCGCTTTCTATCAGCGCGCGGTATCGATGCTGTTCAAATCTGACGAACTGGCGCACGTCATCCGGCTTGGATTGATCGGGGCAGGCATGCACCCGCAACAGGCGATGCAGCTTGTCGATACATATGCGCGCAATCGCCCAATGGCTGAGACATTCCCGCTCGCACTCGACATCCTTGACGCCCGTTGGAACGGCACGGCTGAACCGGCCATCGGGGACACCGCAGCATGACGACCCGTTTAGAATTCAAAGCTGATCTGACCGTCACGCCCGAAGGGCTGATCGAAGGCATTGCGTGGCCATTTGGCAGCGCTGATCGCGTCGGTGACGTGATTGAAAAGGGTGCTATCGCAGCACCTGTCACGCTGCCGATGCTGTTTGCACACGATCAGGGGCAGGTCATCGGCGTTTGGGACCAGATCGAAGAAACTGATGCTGGCCTGACTGTCAAAGGCCGTCTGCTGATCGACGATGTGGCGCGCGCCCGCGAAGTGCAGGCGATGATAA